TTTTTCTAACAAATCTTTCCAAGCTTCCGGACTGGACATCTTATAAAACAGTCCTACATTTAGCATAACCATATTACGGCCACCTTCTGGAACTCCATACTCTGTCAGTTGTTGTAGACAAGGAGGGCCTTGTGGCAAAAGCTTTTGACTCACTCCTACTTGTAAGTCCCGTAACTTCTCTAATGTAATTTTATTTTTATTGGCATGATCTAAAAAGTTATCGAACCCTATGTCATCGCCCTCTACATTTAAAGCGTAACGTGTAGTGTACTTTGCATTAAAGTACGGAAGGTTGATAAAGTTTCCCACATCACCACGTTCTACTATTACTTCTTCTTGCTTAGGGAAGATCTCACATTGGCCATAACCTAGGGCCGATGCAAACTCTGACAAACGATCGCGCAATTCTGTTGCCGATACTTTTTCTTTTAAGAATATATATAAATGGGCACCGCCTGACTTAGACCGGCACACGGTCAACGGTAGCTTTAACTGTTTGATTTTCTTAAATAATTTTACTAAGTCTAAATCATATTCGTCAATGTCTAATGCTCCAAACAAACATTGGTTGTTCTCATCAATGGGTATACTACCCACACCTTTTTTACCTTCAAGGTGCATTTGGACAAGCTCTACAGTTAACGGTTCCCGAACAATAAAGCTTTTCGCTTGTTGCTTACCGTTTTTTTGGGAGTCCAAGACCTCTGTTTGTCCATGAGCTCTACTGAACCCTGCGAACAATTCTATAAATTTCTGTGCTTTCTCTTGCATAATAAAGATGCCCCCACTCTATTGAACGGGGGCAATCCTTTCTCTAGAACGGTACGTCGTCAGTGTCTGTAATAAGAGCAGGCTTTAGCTCCCCACTACTAACACTGGTGTGTAACGCTTTCGCATCATTATAAGCATCTAGAGTTTTTACTTGACTATCGTGAGCAACACTCCATGAATTCCAAGAACCCTTGTCATTGCCATCTTCAATAGACTTTAAACGGTACACATTAGCAAAAGAAGGTAATGTTTTCCCGTTATGTTTTTGCATCATCATAATACTCAACCATTGACGTGACTTTTTTAGCTGAGTCTTTTTCATATCGATGATAGCGTTTTCAAGATTGCCGTCATCATGTACAATCTTTACATAATGTTGTGCAGTACGTACAAGCTCATTGCCACTTTCTAATAGCTCTAAACCTGAGTCCGCATCACGCACAGCTTTACGTACATCTTCGGAATTAGGAGAAAGTTCTGAAACAAATCCTCCACCCTGAGAACGTGGAATAAATTCTAAGAGTTTTAATTGAAAATACACAGGAATAACAAGTACGCCTTTCTCGCCTGTCCATGTATTCTTTGTAACCGTATTAAAAATATCTCCTGATGAAGCACCTTCGATAAATCCCGCATCAGACTTTTTTAGTTGCGGACTAAGTGCTTGGATTATTCTTAAAAAAGGAATTTGAATATCAGAAGATGTTACTTCTTCAAAACCACTTCCTAAGTCGGATTCAAATGCTTGTGTTAGATCTGGTAAATTAGTAGCCATGTTATTTTCCCCCTTTTATTTTTGCTGTTTGACCTACATATGCACGAAACAATTCTAGGTCTATAGTTTGATTAGCTTCCACACGTTCACGTACTAACTTCTTTAATGTCTGAGGTTCTACCCATGTACGCGCCGTAGTGTTATGCCCTTTTTCCTCAAGTTCTGCCTGCAAAGAACGCGCAGAGTTATCTTCATTGATGCCAAAAGTTATCTGAACTTGATTCTTAATAAAATCTTCTGCGCCAATTTCGCGTAAATGCCCTAATGCACGTTCTTTGTCTATAGGATCTTTAGGCATAGAGGCTTGAACAAAACTCACTAGAGAAACGGTATTACCGTCTACATCTAATTTGTCTATGCCCATCTCAGCCATTTTTGCAGGGATTAATTCATACTCGTAACGTTGTTTCTTAGACTTTAAAGTCTTCAGATCGTTTTCTTTTTCTGCGATGTCTTCGATTAACTTAGAAGCGCTTTTAACTAATTGACTTAGTTCTTGCCCTCCGTCCGTAGTTACTTTGGTAAAAGCTTCGGCGTCCGCTGTAATCTCGCTCCAAACATCTATTTTCTTGTCACTCATTCTAGTATTTCCTCTTCAGGTTAATGGTTAAGTTCTTCGATGCCCCCTCTAATAGAAATCCGCACAGGATAATAGATACGTTCTATTTTGTCCCATTTAAGAATATTTACTCTACCGTTGTTGACATCACTAGCCACAGCAAAAGCCACGCCTATGATTGCAGGATCTCCAATAGCTAACAGCCAATCATCGTCACTAAAGTCCTTGAGTTTACGCTTAATAAGCGACACTAAACGTCCAGGATTTAAATGCAGTTGATCATTATAATTTGCTAAAGGAATTAATTCTCCCCATTTAGTTGCAGATATGATATCTACACGGGGATTTTCTTGCGCTACAAAGACTCGGTTTGCCATTTCTTTCTCACTTTCTATTTACGTTTCATTACGTTAATACACTTAAATATAATTGTAAACTATTTTTTTTGACTTATCCTATTTATTGTGTTTTTATATAAGAATTGTTAATAGAAAGTGAGAAATATGTCTTATACGTTTAAGACTAAACCCTTTGACCATCAAGCGGATGTTTTAAAGTTGTCTTGGAAAGCTTTGAACTGGGCCTACTTTATGGAAATGGGTACAGGTAAATCTAAAGTCTGCATAGACAATGCTGGCATACTCTTTGAATTAGGTCGTATAGATACTTTTGTAGTCGTAGCTCCCAAAGGGGTGTTTCGTAATTGGGCCCGCATAGAAATTCCTGTGCATTTACCAGACAGAATTGAACGGGAAATGGGGATGTGGTCTTCCACACCTAAACGCGAACAGAAAAAACAATTAGAAAGTTTTCTTTCTCCTAATGTGGCCGGGAACCTCCGTATTTTAGTTATGAATGTTGAAGCTTTATCTACCGGGAAAGGTACACGGTACTTGGAACAAGTGCTGAAGAATTCTAAAGCTTTGTTTGCTATAGACGAATCGACCACTATTAAGAGTCCGAAGGCCAGACGTACTAAAGCTATTATAAAAATAGGACGACACGCGTTATATAAAAGAATTCTAACAGGATCTCCCGTCACACAATCCCCTATGGATTTATGGGCGCAATGTAATTTCTTAGATCCTGCTTTGCTAGGAGATGTTGGCGACAACTTCTATCAGTACCAATACCGTTACGCCATTATGAAAAAACGTACGATGGGTGCGCATTCTTTTAATTTGGTGGTAGGCTACAGAAACCTTGAGGCTTTAGCTGAACTACTAAAAACATTTTCCTCACGGATCATGAAATCCGAATGTTTGGATCTGCCTTCTAAGATATACACCCAACGTCATATTCAATTAACTCCTGACCAAACACGGATCTATAGTGAGATAAAAGAATATGCTCTATCGTATTTAAGTGATACGCAATTTATGACAGCCCCCAATGTCATGACACAGCTTTTAAGATTACAGCAAGTGTTGTCTGGCCACTCAAAGACCGATGAAGGAGAAATAGTTGAGATAAAAGACAACCGCTTGCCTGAGTTAATGCAATGCCTAGAGGATGTTTCTGGGAAAGTTATTATCTGGTCACGGTTCCGGTACGACATAAAAAGAATCGCTGCAGAATTAATTAAAGTTTACGGGCCGTCGTCCACGGTGACATACTTTGGCGACACCTCAGATGAAGATCGAAGTAACGCAATTGAGTTTTTTCAAAAAGGAGACGCACGTTTCTTTATAGGAAATCCTCAAACAGGTGGGTATGGTATTACTCTTACCGAAGCTAACACCGTCGTATACTTTGCAAATAGTTTTGACTTAGCTGTTCGTATGCAGTCAGAAGACCGATGCCATCGCATTGGCCAAACACAGCACGTTACTTACATAGATCTTATAGCGGAAAAAACAATTGACGAGAAAATTGTTAAGTCTTTGCGTAGTAAGATGGATATAGCCAGCCGAGTAATGGGTGAAGAATTAAAAGAATGGCTTAATTAACTAAGGAGAAAGAAAATGTCAGAGAGTTTTATACAATGGGTTAACAGAGTTTTTGTCGGGAAAAAAGAAAAAGAGTTATCCGACATGACTAAAATAGAGTTAGAACTTAAAGGTAGAGAAATCGGTGTGGAGTTGGATAGACGGTACACCAAAGATAACCTTATCAAGAAGT